CCTAAGATTGATACACCACTAGGTGAAGCAGGAGATCTTTTAATTAAGATGCACCGCTCCCTACCATTCATTGTATCAGCAGTTATCCCATTCCCTCGCTTCATTATGAATCAGATGAAGTTCGTGTACGAACATATGCCGGGTGTGCCTGCGTTATTCGGTGGTATCAATGGTAGTGGCGTAAGCAAAGAAGCAATGGCTAAGCAGTTCAGTGGTGGATTAATGATTACTGCGGCAACCATGTTCCGTGCTCAGCAAGATCCTGATACTCGCTGGGATGAGATCAAAGACTCTCGTGGTAATGTAATTAATATGGCGGCAGTCTACGGTCCATTCGCACCTTTCATGATCATGGGTGATCTGATTGCACGTGGCGTTCGTGGGGAACCTATTGATTCTATTGAAAAGTATATTGGTGAAACTGCTCAGGCGTTAGGCTCACCACGCTTCACAGGGCAGTTCGGCCTGCTTCCAATTGATCGTTTGTTTGATGACATTGCAGATGGTAAATGGGCACGTGCCGCAGGCAAGCTGACGGGTGACGTATTAGGTACGTACACAATCCCTCTTGCAACTGTCAAGGACATCAACTCAGCGTACAGCCGTGATGCTCGATTCATTGAAGATATGGATACAATTCTGCCATCAACAGGCGAACCAATCATGGATTGGTTTGCGTACTCAGTGCACTATGCACAGAAGTATCTGCCTCGCTGGGATGAAGAAGATGGATTGACATATGATGTCGCACCAGAAGATCGTCGCTATTCAGCAACGACTGGGCGACTGGAGCGTGTGTCTCCATTCGAGAAGCAGTTGTTCGGTACGACTCGTTACACACCGAAGAATGCATTGCAATCTGAGTTGGACCGTTTACAGATTCAACGTAACAGAGTGTACGGCACAGATCCAGATCCTATCCGTAATGCACTCAATCAGTTTGTGATTGGATCGTATCTACCTGAGCGCATGAATGCGTTCATTATTTCTGAAGAGTATCAGAATATGGATGATGCAACTCGTGCTGATCAGATTGTTGCACGTGCTAAAACATTCATTGAAGGTGATGTACTCAAAGGATATGTAGACGAGATGATGGAAGAACTTGTCGGAGATGACAAACATTTCATGTACCGTCAGGCATTCCGTGAGAAGTATGAAGAGTTCCCTAAAGAGAGACGTAGATTGCTTGAGCAAATGTGGAAAGAATCAGACATGTACAACGGCATGTCCATCAGTGAATCTGGTGCATTCCACTGGGCAGTAGAAACTAATGAAGGCTTAGGCAGAATTATTGAATAAAAACAAAAAGCCCCTCATTGCGAGGGGCTGTGGGTTATGTAGCCTACACGGATGTACAGACTAGCGGGTGGGACTGTGTGTCAATGCATCAAAATAAGCGGCATTAAATCCACGTTCCCATTCCCTACTCTGAATATCATCCTTACGTTGGTATGGGTTCTTCGTGAATCCACGCCTAAACGCTTGGTAGCCTTTTTTGAATTGAATCTTTAAAGGGGCAGAGCGTAGCTGTGACATTGATCTTTCCTCCGTATAGTTATATTCGGATTGTATCAAATGTCAAGTATTTACGCAAGCATTATTTGCGCATCTGCCGTTTTAAGTGTCTGATGACTGCCTCCATTTCCTTGATCTTCTTGTTAAGTTTTTCAAATTCTTCCTTAACTTGATCTTGGCTCATGCGGCTTGCCACCCCCAATCATCCCCATCCATACCTGCGGCATTGTAATCTGTGACTACACCTTCAAAGAAGTTCTTGTGTGAGTCACCTGCAACAATCCAATCTACCCACGGAAGAGGGTTTTCTTTAATTCCGTAATTTCCTTTGAGGCCCATCTGGATAAGTCTACGGTCAGCGATGTAGCGTATATAGTGTTTGACATCGTCCGACGATAAGCCTTCCAGATCACCCATCTCATACGCCAGTTCAATAACTTTATCCTCAAGCGCAACAGCATCCCTGACCATCTGATAGATATCTGCCTTAAAGTTGTCCGTAACGATACGTGGATGCTCGTCACAGAAGGTTCTAAATAATCTGACCATGCCTTCGCAATGCATTGTCTCATCACGGATACTCCACTCTACAATTTCACACATGCCTTTCATTTTACCATAGCGTTGGTAATTGAGAAGCATTACGAATGCACTGAATAAAGACATCCCTTCGTTGATTACAGATCTGGCGACTGCCTTCGCCAGTCCCGTCTGAGAGTTCACATCGAAGTCAGACATAAACTCAATCTTATTTGCCATCTGATCGTACTCTAGGAATGCTGAGAACTCTTCTTCTGGCAACCCTAGTGTGTCATTAAGTAAAGCGTAAGAACGCTGATGCACAAATTCACGATTAGCAAAGCTAGTAAGCATAGCCCGAATTTCGTTATTCTTAAATTTAGGTATGTAAGACTCCAAGTAGTTTGTTCCAACTTGCACATCCGACTGCGTAAAGAGTCTAAGGATCTGTGTGATATGGTTTCTTTCGGCATCGCTAAGCTTCCCATTGTTCCATTGAGCAACATCGTCTTGGAGCTTGGCCTCCCATTCACCCCAATGTGCTTTCTCAGATTTGATTGCGTACTCCACAGCCCATGGATATTGAAACGGCTTATACGTTTTTGATTCTTCTAGTAGGGGCATTACACCACTCCAGTTATTGTTGAAGGAAAAAAAGCCGGGCGAACCCGGCGAGTGAGGGATAGTTATACTCAGCAATCAAGTTTAGTCAAGCGACTTTTGTGCCCGAAGATCGTTCACTTGTTTCCTTAAATCTGCAATCTCTTGATTTAATTGGTTAATTTTATCTGCGGCTTTATTAGCTAAAAAATCGGGAACCACTTTTGTGGTCCATGTGCCATCATCATTCTCAGACACTGCTTCGAGAGCCTGCGACTCTCTCAGTGCCTTAACTAGATCGAACTCTTCATCGAAGTCAATGCTCATGTTTCTTCTTCTCCAGTTCTAATTTGTCTGCACGTCTTGCGTCGTCATTAAATACTCCATTCTTTATGCATTGTTCAAAGGTATTCCATAGCTCGTTAAATCGCATCTCAGCGAAGATCTCTAGTCCCATAAGGGCATTCATCATCTGATCCTCATCCATGTGCTCAGCGGACTTATACAAAGCCTTGATGTCATCCGATGTCCGCCATGAATTCATGATAGCCTCTTCTAGATCAAAGCGATCCACAGGCTTCATGTTATCATTCATGTGTATGCCCTTGATAATCATACCCTAAATCCTCACGTAGCTGATCAAACATATCCTCAAGTCCGACTAAGCAAGTTGGACAAAACTGTACAGGGAGGATGCCGATATCACCGGCAATCCCACCTTCTTCTTCCATGTCAAAATCGCAAGAGCAGATTGTGCACTCTAGCCTTGGCAACTCAGACATTCATCACCCTCCTCAGTATCACTCTGAAAATCTCTTAATGCGACACGTTCAACTGACGCACCGACTTTGTCAGCACTCACACCGGCATTGGTACGAAGGTAGTACAATCCTTTGAGACCTTCCTTCCACGCCTTAATGTGTACAGAGTTGACGTATGGCTTCGGACTGCCCGCAGGAAAGAAGACATTAACACTTTGTCCTTGACAGATGAATTCCTGACGCTTGGCCGCATGTTCCACAACCCACGCTTGGTCAAGTTCAAACGCAGTACGAAAGACCTTACGTTCTTCCTCGCTGAGGAATTCCAGATGCTGTACTGAGCCTTCATTCGCAATAATTTCTTTCCATGTAGTGTCTGTATTTTCTCCATACTTATTGAGTACCTCTTCTAGGTGTTTGTTCTTGATGAGGTGAGCACCCGCACGAGTGCGGTGAGTATATGCATTAGACTTAATAGGCTCAATGCTAGCACTACAACCACAGATAATAGAACTATTAGCGTTCGGTGCAATGGCGAGTAGGTGTGCATTTCTGCGGCCCGTACCCGCCATGTCAGGAGCCTCACCACGCTCGTTGGCGAGGTCAATAGTCGATAGCACAGCTTCAGCTTTGATGTCTTTAAAGATCTGATAGTTGAGGCTAGCCGCTTGCCATGACTCCCAAGCAATTCCTTTGCTTTGCAGAAGACCATGGAAGCCCATCGCACCAAGACCAAGTGAACGCTCCATGTACGCACTGTACTTCGCCTTCTCTAGCTCTTCCGGAGCGTGTCTGATAAAGAACTTAATGACGTTGTCCAAGAGTCGCACCAAGTCTTGAACCATTCCGGTGTCTCTCCAATCGTCGTACTTTTCGAGGTTGACTGAGGAGAGACAGCAAACTGCTGTACGGTCTGTGTTAGTTGCGAGATGGATCTCGTTACATAGGTTAGACCCATGGATGCGTAGTCCAAGTTTTGCTTGAGTACTTGGGAGTGATCGGTTTGCTGTGTCGATAAAGTTGAGGTAAGGCGAGCCAGTTCTGAAACGAGACTCAAGTATTCTTTGCCACAACTCTCTAGCTTGGATTGTACTTCTGATAGCTCCTGTGTGAGGGCATCTAAGTTCCCATGTGTTGCCATCTTTAACGGCCTCCATAAAATCGTCCGTGATGTTCACGGCATTAAACAAGTTAAAACATTTACGATTCGCATCACCACCAGTAGGTTCTTTGAATCGCACGAACTCAACAATCTCAGGATGAGATATGTCAAGGTAGGCGGCGTAAGACCCCTTACGGGTCTTGCCTTGTTTGTAGGCAGTCATCTGACTATCTACAACTTTCATGAACGGGATTACTCCCGGTGCTTTATCTGATACAGGACGAACAGCAGACCAGTGTCCACCAACTCCTCCGCCCTTAACGCTTAACCAAGCAACTTCAGAGTTATGCTCAATGAGACTGTCGAGAGTATCATCGACATAAGTAAGGAAGCATGATATTGGTAGTCCGTTAGGTTTAGTATCTGGCATAGGCGCATTGCTAAGTACAGGGCTAGCAAACATGAACCAACGAGAAGAAGCATAATCATAAATCCGCTGAGCAAAATCATAGTCACCCTCACAGTATGCGACAGCCGCACGTGCAAATGCCTGCTGAGGGGATGTCTCCTCCTCCAGCATGTAATAGTCACGTAACAAAGCAATCGCTTGATCAGTTAAGTCACGATCTCTTTCAAGATCGATGTTGATACCTAAGTGTTTCACCAGTTCATTCCTTCACACTTCTTCGCATTCTTGATCCAACGCTGGGCATACCAGATGGACTTCTCCATATTCTTGATTGGATCACCCTTAGTCCACAGGCGATGGCCTGTGTACTTCATAATGTTACCATGACAGTACATACAAGCATGGTACGGGCCGAGCACATCTTCGATGTATTCGATTGTCTCGATCTCACCTTGATTGTAATGCACCGGACTATTGATGTCATCATACATTTCGTCATCAACAATATCCTCCAGTAAAGCTGTCACCTCTGGTGTCATGCTAGCACGGATCTCCTGCTCTGTCTTTTTGACTGCCATCGTCATGCACTCCCGTGTGTCTTCGTGTTGAAGTTTAACTGTATCACTTTGCCGTCTTCACTGCGAGTGAAGCTGGGCACCTGTTCGTCATCTTCAATAAACTGCTCAATCATGCGAGAGTAGTTCTCGACGAAGTAATCCCTTACGTACTCCATGAACTCTTCATCCTGCTCCATCAACGTCAATGTCGATGCCACCATACCGCAGACACTACGAATGCGAGTAAGTTCTTCTGTATCGAGATCGTCAAAGACTTCTTCTTCCATGTGTGCAGTCACTGAACTATTCCAATCACCGTTCTCATCAAACTCAGGCGTAAGAACGATAGCGAATGATGATGTTTTGATTTCGTCTGACATGTGTATAACTACCTTACTATTTTATCTAATGGGAATTCTATGAATTCAGTAGGAAAAACCTTAGCAGGTTTTTTCTTTTCTTCAAGCCATTCCTGTGGGACATCCTTGTCCGCATACAGGAATCCATTCTTAGTGCACCAGTCACCATAGCTAGACTTCGCTCCCTTACGAAGTTTCGCACGACTGTTTGTAAATACAAAACGAATATCCAAATGAGGATGTTGCTTCTTAATTGAGAGATGCTTCATCCTGTCTTCGGGAGTGAAGCGTCCTTTCGTCTCAATCAAGATGCCATTCGGTAAGAGGAAGTCAGGAGTGTACGTCCTGTAACTCAAGTCTTCCCACTCAACCTTTAGACATTCGTACTTTGCATTGCACTTTCTACCTTTCAAAGACTCAAGCACAGTGTGCTCAAGTCCTGATCGGTATCCATGTTTAATCGCTTGTTGTCTTGCCTTGCTTCTCTTTATACTCATCAGCTATCTCTACGTATGCAACAATAGGCGGTTCCTTCGCCTGTGATGCAAGTGAGGGTAGCTCCTGTAAAGAGGGCCAGCACTTGTACCGATACTTACACCAACCACATTCCTCAGAGAGGACTTTGTTACCAGTTGGTTTCTTACGGAATGTTTCTTCAATGGGTTCAAAGCAACGCTTGAACTTGTTCACTTCTAATTGTTTGGCTTTGTCTTCGATCTCATCCAAGATGTTATCCATCTCGACAGCCATATCCCAACCAGATACGTACTTAAACTCACCGTTTGCTTTGTTGACTACCCACCAGCCACCCGGCTCAACGCCGAGGGCTTTGGCATACCCTGCAAGTTGACCTACATAACCGAAGGAGTCATGCTCCTTCAGTGTCTGATAGTCTTTGAACTTGTTCTTGTATGACCATGGCGAGGCTGACTTGATATCATCAACTCTCCTGTCAAGGATCAAGTCATGTGTCCCGTCGATCTCATACTTGCCAACCTTGAGGGTTGACTTGAATCCATCACTGAACTCGACACCTGCCTCTGTCAATATTCCTTTGAAGACAGCTTCCACGATATCACCAATCATCATGTTCATCAGGAAGTTAGCAGGCATGTCGATGCCGGACTCCGGGTCATTCTTGTCGAACCACAGTTGGCAGACGGGTCTGCCGATGTTGGACATACGCATCGTGAACTTACGCTCGTTCTGATTAAACTGTTTCTTAACAGCCTCCTCAACATCACGAGTGATACGAGCAATCGTGGTATCTGACATACCACGCTTTGCCTTAGTCACGTCTTCCAGATATCGGTAGACTTTGACCTCCGCTGAATGATTCACATTCATGCGAGGTCTTCCTCATCCGTCTCAACATCAATGAAGTCAGCCACGAGTTCATCGTCTGATGCTTCCTGACGCTTCGCAGATCCTTCATTCCATGCATTGACAATGTAGTCATTGTAATTGTTGATCCACTCAATGAAGTCACTGAACTTCTGCTGATCACCTTCCGTGAGATCAATCTGATTTGTGAAGTCAACATTCGCAGTAGGTAAAAAGAATGATGCGCCAGTAGGTAAGCTACGTTCCTCAGAGCCAACTTCAATGTTGTGCTGTACTGGTAGACGACGTTGCTTCGCAAGCATCGTGAACGGCTGTCCCATTGTCTTGAAGGCATCCTTGTTATCAATCTCCCAGATGAATGGAGTCGCAGTTGATTCAACTTCATTACCTTCTGAGTCAACTGCATTGATCAACTCAACTTCACCAAGCAGTACACGGACACGCTTGATTTGTTTGATGAGTGCCTTCATGTCATCAGGCAAGGCTTGGAAGTCTTGGATGTAACCAGCAGGCTTGCCGCAGTTAAACCCACCTAAGTTATCCTTCAGATCTCCATTGAGATCTTCAGCCATCAATGTCTTGACATAGTTCTTTGCGTCAGCATCGTAACGCTTGTACATAAAACGCTGTACGAACACACGGATCTTCGCACTCTCGCCGTAGATGTAAGTGTCGTCTGGCATTTGCAAACGGTACATACCGGCAGGAACAACTTCCATGTTCTTCTGCTTACCCTTCACTTCTACCTGACCCATGACTGGCTGATTCCAGATGCGGAGTCGAGGCAAAGTCGAAGACTTCGCTTTGGTTTCTTTAGCCATGTCTGCTGACATGCCCATGGCTTTCGCCATCTCAGCAAAGTTTGCTGTGTTAAGTGTTGCTAGTTCTGTAGTCATGTTAGACCTCCTGTTGTTCTAGCCAGTTTACACCAATTTTTGCCTCAAGTAAAAGAGGCACATTAAAGTCAATAGAAAATTTATCATCTATAAGTGATTTTAATTCAGTGTTTGTATCATTTATAAGTGATATTACTTGTTGCTCCTCGTCAGGATGGATGTCAATGACAACTGAATCATGCACACTATTCACTAGCATGGACTGCATCGGCTTCAGTTTCTCATTAATACGTAGCATTACAGTAGGTACAATGTCTGCTGTAGCGAATGACTGCACAGGGTAGTTCTTAATTGCAGTGAAGTTAGTCACACTGCCGTCACGTCTACGCTTCACATCCGGGAATGAGAACTGTCTGCCACTTGGCGTAGTAATCATCTTGTGTGTAAGCACTTCCTTCGCTAGCTCTCTGTGCCATCTTGCGATGCCTCTGTACTTCTCAGTGAAGTGTTCGTAGTATCGTGCTTCGGCTGGTGTTCTTCCGTAGCCTGTTGCTCCGTAGAGTGGAGCGAATGTATGTGCTTTCGCCTCCTGCCTTGTAGTTGCCTGACCCGCTTCCGAAATGACTTGAGCGGTGTACGAATGGACATCGAAACCCTCCGTTACTTCCTTGATTGCTACTTCATCCTGTGACAGATACGCCGCCACCCTAAACTCTAGCTGAGCGAAGTCAGCCTCCATGATCTTGCCTCCTGCAAATCTGGACTTGAACACCCGTTTTACAGGAAACGTACCACCACGTGGCATGTTCTGCATGTTAGGGTCACGCCCTGAGAACCTGCCAGTGGATGTCATGTGCTGTGTCAGACGGACATGAAGACGGTTATCGCCCTTGAGAAAAGTGCTGATACCATCAACGAAGCTAGAAAGATAGCTATCCAAAGCAGATAATCTGCGAATTTTAGATAGAAAATCTGCCGCTTCATCCATCCCTTTACCGTGTGCAACACGCTCTAAGAACTCCAAGTTTCCTTTCGATGTGCTAAATCCATTAGCACTGTGCCACTTCGCATTCGGTGGTGAGAACTTCAAGCCTGCCAGTTGGTTCAGGTCTTTCAGTACATATCCTCTGCCTACACAAGTTGAACAGCGAGTAGACTTCTTAAAAAGATTACCATCTTTCTTCACTTTAAAGAAGCTTCCTTTGCCATCACACTCTGTGCACTTCTCAGCTTTAGTCTTACGTACAGGATTAGATGACTCATTGACGAATCGTTTAAAGTCTTTAGGACTCATGTATGGATCAGCATCACTAGCCCACTGCGTCTTATTCTTCGGCTTCCGAGAGTACACAATCCATGACAGTTGTTCTGGTGAGTTCAAGTTGATTGGTGTATCACCCATCAGTTGCTTTACCTGTACCTGTAGATCATTCTGTATCTGTGTACGTTCATTCTCGAACTGGGTACGCACCTCTTCGAGTGCGTCCCTGTCAACAGTGAAACCGTTACGGTAGATGTTGGCGAGTACCATGCATGTATCCATGGTCAGGTCAATGACACCGGAAAGTGCACGATTGATATCGTCTCGCATGTCTAACGCCTGTTCATAGTACAAGGACATGGTCGTACGTAAGTCAGCGTACAGGTACTCCTTTAACTCCTCGTATGGAATCTCACTGATCTGATAGCCCTGCTTCATGTACTCCTTCAAAGTGTCCTGCTTTTTAAACTGCAGATTTCTGCGCTCAGCGACAGCCTCCAATGATAGAGGTTCTTTCTGTCCCCGCTGAAGGACATACTCAGCGAGCATCGTATCCCATATCTTACCTTCGTACTTAAAGCCTGTCTCCCACAACCACATGAGATCATGCGGTGCGTTATGTGCAATCAGGAGCGTTGTCTCATCGAGCAACGCTTGGATCTCATCACAGTCACGCTTACGATATTCGTACTTACAATCATATTCTTTGTGGTCAAAGGTGTAATGCTTAGGCTCACCCTCTTCAGGGTACACACCTACCATCACAAGGCTGTTCGTAGGTTCAAAGGGATCAAGATGTAGTTTGCCATCACGCTTGATGACTGTGTTCTCTACGTCAAGAACTAACTTCATAACTCAATCTTCTCCGTCAATCCGAGAGGTATCTGAAAAAACATCTCTCCTGAATATACATATCTGTTCGGCACTTCGACAGGCTCAAGATCCTGTATGTCGTAGCTCCAGAATGATACGGCATGTGAGCCGAGGGCATTCCATATAAAGAACTGAGTCGGTGGCTCGAAGAACTTACGCTTACGCTCAGGTAGTTGTACCGTAGGGTATGGGAAATCAATCCCCTCCCATACGAGTTTCATCTCGCACTCAACAAGATGATTGTTCCCATCTTTATGTACGATCAGATCCTGTGCATATCTGTCTGGGTGTTCTTCAACTGTGTAACCAATCGACTCGAAGTATTCCGTGGTGCAATCACGTGCTTTCTGATCACACTCTTTATAGAGTTTGTGATCGAACTTCTTGCGTACTGTCATGCTTCGTACCTACCAATGTGATAGTTTAACTGGCATGTCAGAATACCATGCCAACCTGTAAGCTTGTTCTTAGCAATGTTAATGTGACGCTCGTAGTCCTGTTCCTCTTCTCCTTCGACAGGACGGTTCTTGCTGATCAGCAACATGAGGTCAGCCTCAGATGCCTTACCAGTCTTACTGCCTTCCATCATGGATTGATCAAGCACGATCTTGTTCTCAGCATCAGCAGATAACTGAGACATATAGAAGAGAGCACAGCCGTACTCCTTAGCTATCTGACGAGCATGGATAGCACACGCTTTGAGTGCCTCATGTTGAGTAGTGAATCCACTACCTGCGAACTTATCGCCCATGTCTAGCACGACAATGTCAGGCTTGTATGTTTTACACACAGCCTCAACCCAATGCATGTCCTTGCCGGTCACATCTTTAATTACAATGTTATCACGTACACGTGCGTATCTTTGCTGTGCCATCCGGGGGTTCTTACGAACCTCCGCTATGTGCATACCACTAGCCGCTGTCAGGTAGCGGCGAGCAACACGGTGTGTCGCCTCTTCGTTACACAAGATAATGCACTTCGCCCCTTGCTCAGCAAATCCATTTGGCCCTGCGATTAATGACGCATGGAAAGAAGTCTTACCTGTGTTAGGTCTTGCACCTCCAATGATCAGGTGCCCTGCGTTCACACCAGCTACCCTGTCAGCGAGAGGTGGTAGGTTAAATACCCACTTCGCTTCCTCATCATCCTTGGCGAGGATGTTCTCAATACTAATGTCATCCCACTCGACACTGATGTCAGGGATGAAATCATCACGATAGTTATCAAGCATGTGACGTAACGGCTCAAGTGAATCGTTTGTACCGTTCACATACTGCCAACCGATGTTGGCTATCTCCTCACCTAAGTAATGCCGATAGAGCGAGGATAGAATATCCTGAGCGACATCCTGTCCTACATCAATTTCCTTACGCATCTTACTGAATGTCATCTGGTATTGATGTTCTTGTGCTGTGGTCATGGACGGATCAGATGCAAAGAAGAGACCTTCGATTTCATCTACGGTCAAGTCACGATTGTACTTGCGCATCGCCTCATCGATCATGGTCTTGATCTTTGCATTGTCTTTACTGAAAAGCTTTGAGGGTATCGTTGCCCCTCGATACTCAGTATAAAATTCTTTATTTAGTAGACTCTTCAGTATGGGTAGTTCCATTCTTATCTCCGCCAAAGATTCTGTCCCAGTTATCACGATACGCTTTGCTTGGAACTTTAGTTACAATTTCTTTTTGTTTCTCACGACTGTTGATCCAGTCCTGATTGCGCTCATTCATTGAGTCACGCCAATGTTTAGTCATTGGTTTTTCTCCCAGTAAAACGACTGCACTGAACCACGCCTTAAATCATGTTGTGATACAGGTTCGCCATTATCTATCTTAACAAGATTCCTAAAGTTTTTAAGTGCTTGTTTGTATTCTGAATCGACCCTGTGCCTACGAGTAGCCCAAGGCGATACACCAAGCTCATCTCTGCGTTCAATAATCTCTTTGCATGAAAGTCCTAAAACTTCTTTTGCGTAAAGTATTGCCTTGTCCCGGAAGTACAACCGAGAAAACAATTCATTGAAATATATTTCATCTTCTACGTCAGTCATTGAGTCCCTCCTTATCATCCCACCACTCAACTGATTCAAAGTCGAATGGCTCATGGTCTACAGTGTACTCATCTAAGATCATGTCAACAGATTCAATACGTCTGCTAATCTCAAATGCATCCTGCTCAAGATCACCATG